GACACTTTGACTCCGTGTACTGGCTGGGGTTTGGGAATTGAGGATGGGGATCGAAGCTGCGTAGTGAGACGTGGTCTTTGACCAGTGGATGCGCGTTGGCATCCGATTCTCTTTCTGTAACACGTCAGGGTTACTGGCCGTGAGGATGGCCATGGGGAACGTCGTACGGAACGGGTCGTACGTATCGATGCTCGCCGGAGCCATCGAACCATCTGCTTTCGCGTCGACACGGTCGGTGACGAGTTGGAAGCAACTCCAGAAGAGCCCGTCGTTGAGGACGGTCGGCTCACCGTCGATGACCTGGTCCAGCGTGATGTCCCAGTCGATTACGATGCCCCCGATCTCCAGGCTGCGCTCCATGCTCGCCATTGCGGTCCCGATGCGATTCTCGGGCCCCGCCGTCACGAGGGAGTTGAGCGACAAGGGGATGGAAGCCAGGTGCGTGTAGATGATCGTCCGGAAGTCGGACGTGTTCGTCAGCTGGGTCTGCTCGTCGACCGTCAGGAGGGCGGTTTCCCATTTCCTCGTTGGCGTAACCAAGCGAGTACCAGGGCGACGAAAGCCAAAGCTGCGGCGGCCAGTGTATCGGCGAGGGGCGTAGCGTTTTCGGAAGGGCATGGATCACTTGTTTTCTGGCTTCCAGGTTCGAAGCCGGTAGCGCTCGTTGTTGGCGAGCTCGAGGAGGCCGTGAAGCTCGAGGAGGTCGGCGGGTACTTCGTGGCCGGCGGCGCCGGCGTAGTCGGCGCTCGACGAGCATGTCGTCGAGCGGGAGCGGGGGGAGGTCGGGCGGGATGGGTGGCGGGGTGTCTGTCATGGCGGCGAGGCTACCGGCGCACGACGGCGCCGACGTGAACGCCGGCGCCGTCGTGTCGTGTTGTGCGGCCGCTACGCGTCGCGGAGGTCCTGGCCGACGGCTACGCGGGGCCGGCGGCGGGGCCGATGTCCTCCACGATGATCGAACATCCGATGGTGTAGGTGGCTTGGCACGACGCGGCCCATCCGAGCCCGTACACGGTGACGCTGCCGGAGTTGACGGCGTCGAAATAGGCGTTGAACGGAATGACGTTCCACTCGTCTCCGCCGGTGTCCATACCGGCGAGGGCCTCGCTCGAGCCTCCGGTGTTGGTGACGTTGCTGTTGCCGGCGGTGATGGCCGGCGAGTAGTGCAACACGCCGGGGTCGCCCACGTCGGTGATCGCTCGAGCGATGCCGGAGATTCGGTAGCGCCGGTTCTTCACGACGTTGAACGTGAGCGCGGCGGTGACGTTGCCCTGCACGTTGTTCAGGACGACACTCGAGGCGCTCAACGCTCGGCCGATGAATCCCCATGGGAGGTTCCACGGCGGGCGCCACCCGGTGGTGGCCGAGGCGTAGACCATGAGGGCGTCGGTGTCGGTGTCATAGATCACGCGGCCCTCGTAGCCGGTGGGACGGGCCGACGAGAGGCCGGTCGCGACGACCTGGCGCATCCAATAGGTGTTGGTGTGGGCGGCGGTCAGGACCTGGCCGGCGGCGAGCTCGAGGGAAGGCATGGTTACTGCTCCGGGGGTGTCGGGGGGTGGTAGTCGGTTGATGCGGCGATGGTGACGGTGGTGGCCTCGAGGCCGGCCTTGCGGAGCGCGCCGACCGCGGTCGCGGCTTGCGTCTGCCCGTCGACGTTGCACTCGTCGAGCGTCGGGCGCCATCCGGCGTTGACGCATGAGGTGAGGTCGGCGGGGTCGATGGGGCGGAGCTCGTCGGCGGGGGTGACGTGGACGGCGAACCGGTAGCCGAGCGGCTCGGCGGGGCCGAGTTGGTTGGGGTGAGTGATGAGCGTGACGGTGTGCGCCATGGTGGTCCTCCTAGAACCCGACTCGACCTGTGTCGAGAACGGCGAGGGTAGCGTCGTCGAGCTCGATGGGGCGGATGCTCATGGGGACGGGCGAGACGTCGAGCGTTGTCGTCCACCGGGCCGGCGCGGTGTCATGGGTGACACGGTCGACGATCGCCACCGAGGTCACCTCTGTCGGCACACCGGTCGCGTACATGTTGACGACGGCGACCGTCTGCGCTTGAGCGGCCGACAGTGTCGTGGCGACGCCGGCGGCGGCGCCGACCGACCCACCCGCGGACGTCGGGACGGTGTGCACGTTGATGGTGGCGGACCGTGGCGTCGGCGTCCTCGAGGATGCGCGGAGGAGCATGAGGCTCGCGATGTCGAGAGCGTCGCTGTCGGTTGAGACTGGAACCTCGGTGAACGCGGTGGGCGCGCGGCGCCCGAAACGGGCGATGTCGTCGGGGAGGTCGACGACCTGGGGTGTGCCGAACCATCGGGCGACGCTGATCGAGTTGTAATAGCGGGCGAGGTTGGAGCTCATCGGGGCGGCGGCGAGCGGGGCCTCCGCCGCGGTGTAGTCGGGGTCGCTCTTGACGGTGATGGTCGGGGCGGTGTCGGTGAGGTTGCTGATGTAGGACCACGCGCCCGACGGGGTGACCATGAACCGGCCTTGGTCGGCGAGCTCGATGCCACGGATCAGAGCGAGGACGTTGTCGCCATCGAGGGGCATGGCGACGAGCGTCCGGCCGGTGTCGACGGGGCCCTCGGGGACGGGGAAACCGAGGAGGGACACTAGGTACCGGAGGCGAGCGGCGCACGACTCGGCGGGGCGGGTGCTGGCCGAGTCGCTGACGGTGAAGTTGAGTAGGCCTATGAGGTCGAACGCTGTGATGGTGACGCGGCCGGTGGTGTTGCGGTAGTCGCCGGTGATGTCGTCGATGTACCCGGACCACGCCGGGACGTCGACCACGGTGCCGCCGAGCGTCCACCTCGAGGCGAGGGTGATCGGCCGGCGGGCCTCAATGGCGCCGTACCACGGGCCGGCCTCGTTCGTCGGGTCGAGGTGCCGGCGCGGGTCCTCGAGGTTGACGGTGAGGGTCCCCGCGGTCGGCGCGTCGTAGCGGGCCGACCGTCCGGTCGTCGACTTCGCGGACAGCACTCCGGAGAGCTCGACGAGAATCTCGTCGGCGAGGGTGTAGGTGGTGCCGTCGAGTACGCCGCGGGTCGCGCTGTCGAGCATGAACGAACCGGCGTAAGCGGGCCCGGAGGGCCATCCGACCTTGATGACGGTTGCCGGGCCAATCACGCTGCGCCCACTGTCGCTATCGGGAGGGGCCCGTTCGCGTCGGCCCACCGTTGGAGGAGGTCGACGACGGCGCCGGGGTCGGGGTTCGTGACGGTGATGACGATGGCGCCGGCGGCGAACGTCGGCCCGCCACCGAGCCCGTTGTTCTCCCATCCTTTCGACAGGGGGACGACGGTGCCGCCACCGGTGATGAGCTCATCTCGGCCGGCCTCGGCCACTTGCACGAGCGTGCCGCCGGGGCGGTAGGGGATGATCGTGCCGCCCTCGGCGAGGCGAGGGATGTTCGGCGTCGAGAACGTGTTGCCGCCGATCTTGCCGAGGCCGGGGATGTCGATGCTCGGGAGGGTGAAGCTGAGCCCGTTCCACTTGTCGATGATCCAGTTAATCGCCGATTTGAAAGCGTCTTTGAACCCGTCCCAGAGCCCGCCGACGGCGGAACTGATCTTGCCGGGGAGGCCGGTGACCCATCCGTAGAGCTCGTCCCACTTGCTCCGCACCCACGCGACGGCGAGGGTGAATCCGTCGCTGAGCATGTTCCACGCGCCGGAGAGGGCCGAGCCGATCCGGCCGGGGATGCCGTGATCCACCCCCAAACCCCCTCGAACGCGCCCTTGATGCCGTCCCACGCCCAATTCCAGAGGTCTTGCATGGTGCGACCGATGACGGTGAACACGAACGAGATGCGGTTCCACACCTCGGCAAGGAGGCCGGTGACGACGTCCCACGCTCCGGAGAGGATCTGCTTGACGGCCTCCCATGCCTCTCCCCACTTGCCGGTCAGGACGGACTTGATGAGGTTGAAGACGCCGGTGAGCATGTCGACGACCCCCCCGAAAATCTGCTTGACGTTGTCCCACGTCTGGCGGAGGTGGTCGAGGATCGTGTCGCCGAACCGGGACCAGATGCCGAGGACGACGTCGACGACGGTCGACACGATGGCTTGCACGGCGCCGAACGCTGCGGAGAACATGGCGCCGAGCTTGTCGACCGTCTCGCCGAGCCAACTGCTCTTGTTGCCGATGTCGTCGGCGCCCTGCGTGAACAGTCCCACGACGAAGTCCCACGCCGCGCGGAGGGCGTCGAACACGGGTTGAGCGCGGGCCCAAATCGTGGTGATGGCGTCGCCGATCGCCGGCGCCCACTCGTTCCACAACTGCTTTCCCGACTCGAACAGTCGGCCGATGAACGGGACGGCCTCGGCGACGATCCAGCCGGTGACGCGCTGAAAGATCGGCATGAGCTTTTCGGCGAGGGTCGCCTTGAGTTGCTCGAACGTGGCGGTGAGGGTGTTGCTGTTTTTGATCCCATCCATCGACCCATCGGCCCACGCCTTCTGGGCGTCGGTCGACTTCTCCATGATGAGTTGTTGCGTCGCGATGGCCTTGGCCTGGGCGAGCTCGGCGCCGGTGAGCTTCTCCTTTCCGTCACGAGCGAGGCGGGTGTTCACCTCGTCCTGACTGATCGAAATGCCCAACTGCTTGAGGCCGTCCGTCTCGCCGAGCATGGCCTTGGCGAGGATGTCGGACACCTCGGCGGCGGAGGTCTGCCCACCGGACCACGCGGAGAGGGCGCCACTGAGGCCGACCACTTCGGTCGACATCTTGCCGGCCTGCTCGGCGGTGAACCCCATGGGCTTGAGGAGGTCGCCGAACCCCGCGGCGAGCCCTGTGAGCTTCTCTTTCGAGAGCCCCATCGCCTCGTTGTTCTGATCGGCCCACGCCTTGACGAGCTCCGAACCGCCCTCGAAAACGGTGTCGGCCTTCTTGTTGTAGACGTCGAGCTCCTGGCCGAGCCCGTACATTTCTTTCCCGAACCCGGCGACCTGGCCGACGGCGAACGCGCCACCGATGACGCCACCGATGGGGCCGAGCGCGCCCGTGATCTTGGACAGTGCGCCCACGCCGCGGCGGCTGCCCTCCTCGATGCCGTCGGCGCCGGCCTTGGCCTTGCCGGTGACGTGGTCCGAGGTGTCGGACATCTCGCGGCGGGCCTTGTCGGCGCCCTCCACTTCGATCCGATAGGTGAGCGTTTCGACGTCCATCGGTTGGGGAGGCTACCGGCGGCGCCGCCGGCGGGCGCTCATCCGTCCTCGTCTCGAGGGGCGACGCGTCGCGGAGTACTCACACGACGCGTCGCTCGAGCTCGAGGCGACGGCTAGGTCTTGCTGCGCTGCTGGTGGATCTCGCGGGCGTGTTCCTCGGCCTCGATGGCGGCGAGGGCTCGGCCGATCCATGCCTCCGGTATCGGCTCCCACGGGCGGGCGTGCAAGTAGCGAGCGGCGACCATTCTCGGCCACCACTCGGGCATCGCGCCTAGTTCTGTCGACCCTGTCGCGAGCCACCGGCGGAGGTCGCGGCGCTCGCTTGCTGAGGGTTTGCGACGGCTCCCATCGCCTCGCCGATCGCGGCGACGAGCGGGACGGGGAGGGCGAGGTACTCGTCGACGGTCACGGGGACCTGCTCACCATTGCGGGTGAGGTCCCACCCGCGGATGGGCGAGATGCTGAGCTCGGCGAGCCGGCGGGAGGCTTCCTCGGCCGTCTCGCCGGGCTCGACGGTGGTGTTCGTCACCGCGAGTAGGAATCCCTGCGTGATGGCGGCGACGTCGACGTCGACCCATCCGGCGCCGGCGGTGGTGCCGTCCTGCCGGCGCACCTCCCACGGGAGGCGCTCGATGTTCTCATTGATGTATTCGGTGAGGTCCATGGTGGCGTGGCCTTTCGGTTGTGGTTGAGGGCAGAACGCTAACCGGCCTCGAGCTCGCTGGGGAGAGCTCGAGGCCGGTGTCGCGTGACCGGCAGCAACGCCGAGAGGGGGACTCTACAGCGCGGTGAGGGTGTTGATGAGCGTGGCGACGAGCCCGCGCCCTCCGGACCATCCGGGGTCGAGAACGGCCTTCATCTCGAGGTCGTAGGCGTAAATCCCGTCGACGTCGGCGAGCGGCTCGAATGCCTTGGTGATCCGGCCGGCCATGTCGAACGTGAACGTGTGGGGCGATGCGCCACCGGTGGCGGGGCCGACGGTGCGCCACCGGGGGTAGAGGATCTGGCCGGCCTTGTACGGCGTGAGGAGTCCCATGCCGGCGGCGTCGGCGGCGAGCGTCATGCCGAGGGTGACGTCGAGGCCCTTCTCGGTGATCGTCGTGAACGAGTCCTCGCTCGAGTCGGCGAAGAACGACGGGGACCATCGGCCCTTGATGTCGAGTTTCGCCTTGATGACGCGGGTGAGGCGGGTGGTGCCGAGCCCTCCCGACGTCGTGTCGAGGTAGAAGTCGGTGTCGCCGGGTTGCATGATGACGTTGGCGACGTCGGTCGCTGCGCCGAGGGCGCCGGTGTTGTCGGTGAGCGACCGACCCATGTAGGAGCCCGACAGTGCGATGTTCTCTTTCGCCCACGAGAGCGAGAGGTCGGTGATGACGTTGTGCGTCGTCCGGCTGAACCGGGTGTTGGCGTCGCCGAGCTCGAGCGTGAACGTCTTGGGGGTGTCGCTCGAGCGGACGGCGGGGATGAACGACCACGTCTTGTCGGCGCCGGCGCCCGATGGGGTGACGTCGAGGAGCACGCTCGAGAGGAGGTAGGCGAGGTCGTTGTAGCCGGCGTAACCGTCGAACGTTCCCTCGGTCCAGTCCTTCCCGATGCTGACCGCGGTGGGGAGCTTGAACCCCTGCGACATCTCGGCCTTCGTGTCGACCTTGATCCCCTGCTTGAAACCCACCGAGAGGAGGCGCTTCGACGCGGTGACGGCCGTGCCGGCGGTCGTCTCGACTCCGATCTGTGCGGCTTGGACTGCTGTTGCTCTTTCGACCATGTCGTGATTCCTGACGTGTGTGGGTTGGGGTCGGCCTAGTCGCCGGGACCGGCGCCGATGGTGAGGACGTAGAGCCCTCCCTGGTAGCGCCAGCGACGATCATCTTCGCGCTCCGAGTACCGGAGCGACTGCGACCGTCGGCACGCGAGCACGCGGCCGGCCTTCGTGCGGTGCAACGCGCGGTGGGCGGCGAGGGCCTCGGCGGCGGGGTAGGACGGTTGATCGGTCGTGACGATCACGCGGGCGGTCACGACGACGAGCACGGTTCGGCCGTCGGTCACCTGCGAGTCGAGTGCCGCCTGAACGCCGACGGTGACGTAGGGGCGGGCGACGTCGCCGGGCGGGCCGTCGTCCCACACTCCACCGGGGAACGTGTCGACGAGTTCGGGGGTGGACGTGAGGCGGGTGACGACGTGTCTCATCGCGATGTCGAGCTCGTCGTCGGTCGGGGTGTCGGTCATCGGGGCATCCTTACGGGCGGCGGAGGAGGTCGCGGAGCATCGCTTTCGCGGCCTCGAATCCGGGGACCATATGCGGGCGGGCGTCCATCTTGCGGGTTCCGAACTCGAGATAGGCGGCATACTCCGATGCGGCGGTGAGCTCGCCGGCCGTCTCGTCGGTCATGGTCCACCCGATGCTGTTGCGGTGGTAGCCGGTGTCGACGGGGGCGAGTTGCTTCGCGACGGCCTCGCCCTCGAGGCCGGCGGTGTTGACCTTGTCGCCGAGGTCCTGTTCGAGGTGTTCGAGGAGGTGGGCGCCGGGGCCGGGCGTGATCGTGAGCCGGACCGTCACGGCGCGTCCGTTTCCTCGAGGTACCAGATGCGGACGGTGGCCGACTCGGCGGTCTGCGGGGCGCCGAGGATGACGGCGTAGTTGAGTTCGCCGGCGAGCCCGTTCGCTGTGGCGGTCGTGAACGTCTCGAGGGTGCCGAGCATGACGAGCCGGGACGGGTTGTTCTCGAGGAGGTCGACGGTGGGGTCGGTCACGACGACCCATTGCCGGCGGTCGCGCATCGCCTCGCCGGCGGGGCGGCGATCTGCGGCGACTTTCTGCGGGCGGGTCCCGACGTGGCACACCTCGCGCCACGAGTCGGGAGGGGCCAGCGTGCGGCCTCCTGCGCCGTCTGGGGCGTAGGCGGCGCCGACGGGGACACACACGGTCGAGCGGCGGCTTGTGCGGCTGATGGTGGCGAGCTCGTCGAGCTCGGCGTCGGTGGGCCAGAGGTCGACGTTCACGGCGCCAACCATCCGGCGCCGGGGTGAAGTCCGTAGTTGCGCTGTTCGCTCGCGTTGATCGACACCGAGCCGACTCCGCCGGCGCCGGCGCTCGAGGTGACGCGGGCACGGAACCGGGTAGCGAGCTCGAGGAGCGCGGCGGAGGCGTCGCCTCGTGACCACGACTCGCCGGCGGCGTCGGTGAACGAGAGGATGCCGCCGGCGAGTTGCGCGGCGAGGAGCTCGGCGAGCTCGGCGCCGGCGGCGTTGAGGTCGTAGCAGGTGCCGTCGATGTGGACGGGGCCGGGGGTGTCGGCGTCGAACGTCCACCGGCCGCGCAACGGGTCGGCGGTCGGGGTGAGCGGGTCGCCATTGGCGTCGGTCACGACGGCGTCATCGGCCCATCCGTGGGGGCCGGCGTAGGTCGTCGTCGAGCCGGTGATCGGGTGCGGGGTTCCGGTGAGGCGGGCGCCCTGCACGGCGGTGGCGTGACGGTCCAACGTGTCTTGGACGACGTCGGGGTCGATGTCGAACCGGCCGGCCGGGTCGACGGTGCGGGTGAGGAGGGCGGCGAGGCCGACCATTTCGGGGCGGAGAGTCATGCCGGGGACCCTACCGCCGGGGGGTTGCTGAGGACGGTGACGCCGGCGGTGCCACCATCGCCGGCGCCATCCGTCCTCGAGCTCGGGGCGACGACTACCGGGTGAGGCCGGCGCGTCGGATGTCGTCGAGCGTCGCGTCGGCCCAACCGAGCGCGCCGTCGGCGATGGCCTGCGTGACGGTGATGTGGACGACGTGGCCCTTGACGGGGTGGATGAGGTACACGGCGGGTTCGAGGTCCGTCGTCCATCCGGCCTGGGCGCGGGCCTCGTCGATGGCGCGGCCGATGTCGGCGGCGTCGAGGGTGGCGAGCGTCTCGGCGAGGTTGTCGAGCGTCCGGCGCTGGCCGGCGAGGTCGATCTCCTGCGAGCCCTGGGCCTTGTCGGCGGCTTCCTGGTCCTTCGGGGCCTGGGTCTTGCGTGCGGTCATCTTCGGTTCCTGACTGTTGTGGGTTGCTTCTAACGGGTGCCGCCGGCGCCACCTCGAGGGCGACGCCGGCGGCGGGATCGTCGGGGGGTTGATGCCCTTACGAGAGGACGGTGATACCGGAGGCGTCGCGGCCCTCGGCGACTCCGTAAAGGACATCGAGGGTGACCTGCGTGCCGAGGTAGGTCGGGTTGTAGGCCATCGTGACGCGGATGCTGAGGCCGGACTCCTGGTCGACCATGACGGTCTGACGTGCGCCCATCGTGTTGCCGTCGGTGGGGAGGTTCCGCATGGCGAGGATCATCGCGTCGGGGGCGAGCGCAATGTTCTTCGTCGAGTCGGGCGCGCCGGCGACGACGGGGACACGGTTCGACCAACCGATGTTGAGGCCGGCGATGTTCGTGAGCACACCGGTCTTGATGGCCTCGGGCGTCGCGTTCGCGAAGAACGCGGCGAGCGAGGTGTCGGCCTGCAACGCCGCGTAGTCCTTCGTTGCCACGAAGATGTTGCGGTTCTCCTCGGGGATGCTCGCGTCGTTGAATGCCTTGGCGACGCTGCGGAGCGTCGCCGAGGTGATGTCGGTGCCGCTGGTGCCGACGGTCGTCGAGAACCCCGCGTAGAGGGCCCACAACGCATCTTCGATCGCGAGGGCGATGGGCTCGATGGCGGCGTTCATGTAGCGCTCGATGCCGGTCTGACCGGCGCCGGGGCCACCGCGCATCGCCTTCACCGCGTCCTCGAGGAGGAACGACACCTCTTTGTGCTGGTTGAGGGTGACCGAGATGGTCGAGTCGGTCGGCTGCTGCAACGTGACCGCGCCGCCGGCCGTCTTGGTGTTCACCACGAACGACGGGGGGAGCGGGATGTTCAGCTTGTCGCCCTCGTTGAATGTGCCGTAGTCGCTGTCGCGAGTGACGACGCGGGCGAGGCGGATCTTGCGTCGCAACGCGCGGATTCCCTCGTTCGCCCACACCTCGGGGATGAGGAGGTCGGCGCTGGTGAGCGTGATGTTTGCCATGTCGTGTGATCCTTCGGGGTGGGTGCCGGCGGTGCGGCGGTTGTTGGGGACTAGCCCTCGTCGATCCGGCCCTCCTGGAGGGCCTTCATGATGTCGGCGCGGTGCTCCTCGTAGAACGAGGGGTCGGCCAACTGCGAGCGCTTGTACCGGGCGGGCTGACCGGAGGCGCCGGGTGCGGCGCCGGGTCCTGCCTGGCCGGGGGTGCCGGTGACGGCGAGGTAGGGGCGCTCCGCGAGGAGGGCCGCTACCGCTTCGGTGACGCCGGTGGGGTTGCCGTCGGCGTCGAGTTGGATCTTGCTTCCGAGAATCTCGACGGTGTCCTGTACGCGGAGCCCGGCTGCCTGAGCCGCGGCGCTGAGTGCGGTGTTCACCTTGAGCGCTCGGTTGTCTGCGAGGAGCTTCGCGTTCGCCTCGGCGAGGTCGTTGCGCTCCTTGTCCTTCCGCTGTTCCTCGGTGAGGTTGGCGGCGAGGGCGGCGTCGCGCTGTTCCTCGGCCTCGCGGAGCTTGCGGCGGGTGGCTGCGGCTTCGCGGTTGGCGGCGGTGACTCGAGGGTCCTCCCCTGCCGGCGGCTCCTGGCCTTCGGGCGGGGTGCCTGCTGCCGGCGGGGCCGGCGGTGCGGGCGGTGCCGGTGGCGCCTGGCCGGCCGGCGGGGTGGCGGGGGGCGCCTGGCCTCCTGCGGGGTTGCTTCCTGCGGGCGGCTCCTGGCCTGATCCTGCGGGCGGCGGTGTGAATACGTCGGACACTGTAGATGTCTCCTGTGGGGGTGGTGGCGGATCGCCGACGGGTGCCGGCGGCGCCATCGTAGAACGGTCGAGCTCGAGTCGAGGGTGAGGGTACGGTTCCGGGTTCGTAACCGCGCCACATGTGGGCCCTCCGACATCGTCAGCGACGCGTCGGGGTGATGCCGGCGGCGGAGACGACGGCGCGGGCCCGGGCGGGGTCGGTCGTCGGGTCGTCGGGGAAGTCCTCGAGGGGGCCGAGCGGGACGATGACGGGGACGACGGGGCGACGTCGGACCATCCCACGGTTCTCGAGCTCGTCGGCGACCTTGTTGGGGTCGAGCTCCATCCCTCGAGCGAGACGGCGGCGCGGGTTGCTGGGTGTCATCGGTTCACCTTCGGGCCGGGCGCCGGCTGGCCGTAGTTGGGGAGGGCGCGGGTGGGGATCTTCTCGCCGGCGAGCTCGGCGGTGGCGACGATGCGGGCGTGGATCTCCTCGAGGGCGTCGGGGCCGTCGAGCTCCTCCGGAACGAGCGCGGCGAACCGTTCTCGCTCGAGGGGCGACGCGTCGCCGGCGGCGATGCGGTAGTCGAGCTCGAGGACTTCCTCGGCGTAGCTGTCGGGCGTCATCGTCCACGGGGCGGGGCCGGTGCCGGCGCCACGGTAGGAGGGGGCCAGCATCCTCGCGGCGTCGTCGGCGAGCTCCTGGGCGAGCTCGAGCTCCGCCGCGGTGGCGTGGCGGGCGGCGGTGTCTACCATCGTCCGGACGACGTCGACGGGATCGCGGCTCGAGAGGATCGACGTGGCGGGGACGTCGTGGGAGGTGTGCGCTCCGATGAGCTCGTCGAGCTCGCGGGCGGGGATGAGGTTCGATGGCTTGCCGGCGGCGGCGCTCGCGGCGGCGTCGATCTTCCGTGTCTGGTGTAGGACGTAGTCGATTGCGTCCTCGCGGGTGGCGCCGGCGGGGAGCCGGCCGGATGCGAGGAGCTCGTCGGTGATGGCCTCGAGGTTGGCGCCGGCGGCGGCGGTCGCCTTCCCTCGCTGCCCTCGGCCCTGGCCCTTGCCGACCTGTGCGCCGTCGGACCACCACCGGTTCATCCGCTTAACTTCGGCTTTGGACATGTCGTCGACGAACGACCACTCTTGACCGGCGACGGTGCCGTCGCTGTAGCGCCGAACGTAGACCTTGCCGTCGGCGCGGCGCTTGCCGGGGATGCGCGATCCGTGGCCGACGTCCTCCCACTTCCCGGCCGGGGGGCGCGGGATGCCGATGCCGGCGGTACCGAGCGCGTCCTCGTAATCGGCCCACGCCTGCGCCTGAGCTCGCACGGCGCCGTTGCGGATCGACTCTCGGTAGGCGGGGACCTGGGCGAGGTGCTCGCGGTACTCGGGGAGGGAGAGGCCGAGCTCGCGGGCTTCGTGGGTGTGCTGAACGTCGAGCTTCACGGCGCGGACGTCGGCCTGCGAGGGGCGGGGCGGGGCGACGATCGGGCGGCGGTCGATGGTCGAGTCGGTGGGGCGAAGGGTGCGCATCGTTCCCCATTGGCCGTTGCTGCGCCGGCCGACCATGTCGTCGAGTGTCTGTCGGCCGTCGGCCCACAGTTCGTGGCGCTTCGGGCCGAGGATGCGGCGTTGTTCCTCGAGGGGCCGGGTGGCGAGGAGGGTGTCGCCGGTGGGGATCTTGTCGGCGCTGCCACCGGGGACGGCGGGGACCATCGTGCATCGGCAGTTCGGGTGGCCGTCGAGCGTCTCGGTGACGGGGTGGCGGGTGCCGTGCATCGCCCAACACACGGCGCACGTCCTCGAGTCGGCGGCGCTGAGCCATACCCACTCGTCGATTCCGGGCGCGTCCTCGAGGCGGGAACGGGTCGCTTCACGCTGGGCCCGGAGGAGCTCGGTGCGGGCGATCGTGTCGGCCCTCGAGCGGGTGAGTTCGGCGCCTGTCGCCATGACGGAGCGGGCGGCGGCGCGTGGGTTCTGTCCGGTGAGGAGGGCGGTGGTGAGGCGCTCGGCGACGGCGTCGCCGACGGTGCCGGGGATCGACTCGACGAGCTTGCGGAGCGGGGAGCCTTCGGCGTAGAGGGCGCCGGCGAGACGGCGGGCCGACTCGAGGTCTACGCGGGTGATGTTCGGGAGGGCTCCGAGCTCGGTGGCGAGCTCGAGGCCGGCGCGCGATGCGTCGCGGACGGCCACGGTGAACGCATCGGGCGGGGCGATGGCACGGCGCACCATCTCGGCGGAGAGCTCGCGGGCCTGCTGCGCGGAGGTCGTGAGGCCGGCGAGGTCGACGACTCCGTCGCGGGTGTAGCGCTCGAGGTGGGCCTCGAGCTTGCTGGTGGCGCGTTCGGCGCCGGCCTCGAGGGCTCGGCGGTCGATGATGCTGGCGCGGGACTCGATGCGGTCGAGCTCGGCGAGGTGGGCCTTGACGGCCTTGGCGAGCTCGCTCGGCGTCTGCGGTGGCTTCCGTGGTGGCACGGGGCGACGCTAGGCGCCGGCGCCGGCGTCGGGGTCCGGGGGCGGCTCGGCGGCGGCGGGGTCGTCGGTGTACGGCTCGGTCATCCGGTTCGCGGCGCGTGCGGCCTCCTCGGCGCGGTTCTCCTCCTCCTGGGCGGGGTCGAGCCCACGGGACCGGAGCGACGTCTCACGGGAGGCGCCGGCGGCTTGCTCGGCGGAGGCGGTCTGCCACACCTCGAGGTCGTTCGGGGGGAGGATGTCGGGCCACTGGACGTTGGCGGTGCCGGACCATCCGCCGAGGGCGAGGAGGCGGCGGGTGAGGTCGCGGATGAGCCGGCCGTAGGTGAGTCGCTTCTGCGAGGTGTGCTGCAACAGGGGGGGCGAACAAGATGCGGAGCGCGACTCCGGAGAGGGCACCGGCGGCGTCGAGCCTGCCGGCGGCGACGGCTGGGACGCGGGAATGCTCGCGGAACTGGTCGTGCAGTTCGCTGAGCCAGCCGAGCGACGTCGACGCGCCCTCGGGGAGCTCCACGTACTCGAGGTCCATGTCGGGCGCGGGGAGTGCGGTGATCTTGTCGTTACCGAGGTCGACGGCGGCGACCTGTGTCGGCGTCATCCCCTTGCCGACGACGGTCGGGTGTGCGTGGAGGCGGGCGGTGCGGTTGAGGTCTGAGGCGCGGGCGATGCCGGCGCGGGTGAGGGCGATGTTCACGGCGTCGATGTCGGACCGTCCCCAGAATTGGCCGGGGGCGGGGAGGTTCTGTGCGTCGACGAGCGGGGGCCACGGCCACGGCCACACGGTGGGCTCGCCGTAGCGGACCCATCGGCCGGCCTTGTCGGTGCGGTCAACGGTGATCGTCCACCGGGTGGGGCGGTCCGGGTCGTCGGGGTCGAACGTGTGGCGCTCGAGGCCGGCGCGCTTGTCGGCGCCCTTGGCTGCGGCCTCGGTCCGGAACGTCGCGGTGAACTTCGTGGCCTTGTGGACGTTGCGCGGGGTCCATTCGGCGTCGACGTCGCTCGAGTCGAGAACGGCGAGCTCGATGAGTTCGGGCCGGTAGCGGTAGGTGGCCGGCGGGACGGGGCCGGCGTTGAGGGTGTTGATGCGGATGACGGCGTGACCGGTGATGCCGCCGAGGGTGGCGAGCTCGAGCGCGAGGAGGGGGCCTCCGCTGTTCTCGAGGACGGTGTCGAGCCACTTCTGAGCGGCGGCTGTGTCGGCCTCGTTGGCGGCGCCGTCAAGTTGGACCTGTAGCGGGGCGCCTTCCTCGCCGAACAACCAGTGAACCGACGTGTCGAGCGCGTCGCCGGACCATCCCAAGATGACGTTGTCGTCAATCTCGTAGGTGCGGCCGTCGTCGCCGATGACGCGGCGGGGGTTGAGCGGCTTGGCGTGCTCGGCGTGGTAGGCGGTCCACGCGTCGCGGATGCGTTGACGGCGACGGTCGTCGTCCTCGGCGGCGTTCTGCTCGATGGTCGCTGCGGTCGGGTCGGTGGTCATGGCGGCGAGGCTACCGAGCGCGCCGGCGGCGGGCGCTCATCCGTCGGTCGTCGACGAGCGACGCGTCGACGAGGACCTGCACGACGGCTAGCCGGCGCTGCCGGCCTGGACGATGCTGCCCTCGGCGCCGAGCCCGTGCGCGACGCCATAGCGGAGGGCGTCGACACCATGGTCGTTCACCTTGAGGGGCTTGTCCTCGCCGCGTTTCTGCGCCTTGGGGTCCCACACGTAGCCCTCGATTTCGACGATGAGGTGTGCGCACCTCGAGGCGACGTAGAGGCCGGGCTCGGGCCGGCCGAGGAGGGTGGTGACGCGGCGGATGCCGTCGGCGACTTCGTTGTTCGCTGCGCGGACGTAGAGCCCACGGTTCCGGAGCTCGGTGATGAACGACGCGGCGGAGGGGTCGACGACCCATGTGTCGACCTGGGGGACGGGGACGGGGACGAGGCCGGGGGCGGCGCGGGCGGCGGTGTGCTCGGTCGCCCACTCGATGAGGGCGTCGGCGTACTGGGCGTCGGACATCCGTCGGCCGGTGCGCCCATCGAACCGCCATTCGGCTTCGACGACGATCGCGCCTTTGGCGTCGCGGCCCATCAAGAGCGCGTGGAACGGGTTGTTGGTGCCGTAGTCCAGTGCGACCCACCTCGAGCGGATCGGCGGGCCGACGTCGCGGACGTGGCGGCTCGCCTCCCACAGTTCGTAGATGGCGCCCTGGGCGGCGACCCATTCGCCGAGGATGAACCGGCGGTACCAAAGTCCGGTGTTCTCGGCGATGAGCGCGGCGACGTAGTCGGGGTCTAGATAGGTGGCGTCGGCGAGACGGAACGTGAACCGGCGGAGGGTGCCGGCGAGCTTCGGGTTCTCGAGGTAGTCCTTGAGCAACCAGTGGTGGGGGCTGTCGGGGTTCGTGGTGCCGAGGAGGCGGGCGCCGGGGACCGACAGACGGCCGAGGAGTTGTTTCCAGAAATTGAGCGGAACGAGCGTGGCCTCGTCGACGTAGGCGCCGGCGAGGGTCATGCCGCGGAGCTTGCCCTCTGCGCCCTCGTCGTTGGCGCCGATGATCCACACCATCCGGCCGAGGAGGAGGATGCCGCCCTCGGTTTTCTTGTACGGAACGAGCGAGCCGATGACGGGGAGGATGTTGCGGGCGACGGTGCGCTCGGTCTTGCCGATGATGGCGAGCTCGCCGGGCGGGGCGGCGGCGACGTAGGCGAGCCACGCGATGACGCTCGCGACGGTCTTGCCGGACCGGATCGAGCCCTCCCATATGTTGATCCGTCGATCCGCGTGGGCGACGCTGAGCCGTTGCGGCTCGGTCGGGATCGGGACGGGGTCGGTCGGGATTACGAGGCCGGCGAGTCCTCCGGAGGAGCGGGCTGCGACCATACCGAGAGCACCTCCCCCAACCGTTCGGCCAGCAC